CACGGAATGGTTCTACTTTATATTCCATTGTATCGTGATTCATCTTAGGTTTAAGCCTTTTTTCAAGGCCTTGTCTATATTTGTCCATTATTTAGTATCTAAGTATTTTGAAAATAAATCAAATTTATGGTTACTATTTTCATAAAAACCTAATTCGATATTGCATCTAGCGCAGAGTATGCCTCTTACTTTTCCAGTAGTATGGCAGTGATCTACACAAAACCTTTTTGTATGAATATCAGGATTCCATTCAATACCGCATAATTCGCATATTTGCATGGATTTAATATACAATTCTTTGGCGACTATTTTATCAATATTATAAGTTCTAGCAATAAAAGAAATTGCTAGCTGCTCTTTGTACTCTATATTATTACGCCTTTTCTCTCGGCGCTTCTTTTCATATTCTTTGTTACTCATTTCTTCCCTAAAAGAAAAGGCTAGTTGTGTTAGGGCACAACAAAGGAGCTACCTCTTTCGCCTTATTATATAGCATGTGGGGCCATCACTAAGCAAGTTAGGAGCGGGACACCCACTGACAATCTATTTACATCATTTGTTCAGGCATCATTGCTGCTGGACCTTCTGGTTGGGGTTTCTCAACACCGCCCTGTGGTCTGCTAGCATCACCAATTAAATCAGACTTAATAGCCTTAGAAGCTACTGCTAATAAATCATCAATCTTAGGCTGAGGTGGTAATTCAACACCCTCTTTAGCTGCTTGAATATATAGCTTAGCCCACTCTTGATGGGATTTATCAAGCGCAACCATAAGTTGTTTGACGTTATCTTGCATAGCATTCTTAGACTGAATGTTAGTCAGATCAATAGTAGCCTGTTGTTGAGCCATATTAAGCTGCTTAATCTGCTCTTCAAGCTGTTTAGCTTTCTCAGCTGCCTGCATTTCATTTGCTTTAGACTGCTCAGCTTTCTTGATGAAATCATCTGAGGTATAGTCCTCAAGGAATTCAAGTGGATCAAGATCCATAGCCTCAAGAGTCTTAGCTGCAATACGTACAGCTGCGGCAGGATTAACAGCACCACCAGCACCAGCTTGTTGTAGTGCAGGTAGTAGTTGCTGACCAACCATAGTCATCTTCTTGACAACGTTGTTGTTACCGTTTTCACCTACGTCAGCATCAATCTGAATGAGCATATTAGATGGTAGTGAACCTGGGTCAACAGAAGCATATACTTGGTTCTGATCAAAGTAGCCTACAGTCTGACCACGCATCTTAGTGCGCATAGTCTTGTATACACCCTCAACCATACGCTTAATACCAGTCTCTACGAATCTGCGAGCCATATATTGAATACGGATTTGAGCAGCAGTCATAGCTCTCTGCATCTTCTCTTCGGAGTTACCAGATACGTATAGTGTATCGTTTAGACCTTGAGCAGCTTTAGATAGACCTGTAGCTTGTTCTTTATGTAGCTGTAACATCTCTAGTAGTGGTACAGTACCAGTACTAATAGTGTCAGGAGTCATAGCTGAAACAGCAGTCTGAGGATTACCGTTAGTAGCAATAATCTGCTTAGGCTTCATGTTCTGTAGAGCACTGAAGTCAACTACGTTAGGATCAGCAAGCTTAGGAGAGTAATTGGTTAGATATACGTTCTCAACGAAACCACGTAGAATAGCTGTGGAAGCCATTGTAGATGGTCTGATCATATCAGCAACAGATAGCCCGAAGAACTCATGTGGTACTTCAAATGGGCATAGAGCTGCTAGGGGAATCATATCACAATCTTCTTCAAGAAGAATTGTAGTACCAGCAATAATAAAGTGTTTTAGTTCAGCAATACCGTCACCATCACGGTCAACGTGTAGCCAACACTCAACAACAGTAACCTGTCGGTTAGCTTCAACAGGATAGAGTTCACGGGAATTCCCACCTAGCCAGTACTCTTCACCAACTAGACGCTTTCGAGCTGCTTGCTCTTCGGTGTACTTGGTAGCCCAATCGTAGCTACCGTCTCCAATGGCGTCCCAATCAATGTTCTCTGCAATTTGGGGGAAATACTTTCTGATCTCTGATCGAGTCATATCAATTTGAATACCAACAAAAGAAGCATCTTCAAAGTTGTGTGCATCTCTTGTGATACGGAAAGACTCAGGGTGAATATTTCTTAGTTCAACTCTGGTCTTATTATGTTTTCTTTTTAGACGTACATTCTTGTATACCATAGCGTATACAGCATTACCGTCTTCATCTGTAGTTAGTTCTTGTTCATACTCTAGTTGACCAACAAC